TAGCCCGGAACCCTGACCGGTTCAGGGGTGAGTTTGTATCATTCGATGGAAAGATTTTGCAGACACAACAAAATGGAAACGATTTCATTTTACGAGTATCTGCCGGAAGTGGCATTGCAGAAGGCTCACAGGACGTATGGGTAGAATACACTCTTAAATCCGGTGAGGATAGACCCATTGAGGGGGATCGTGTTGATGTATATGGGGTATTTACTGGATTGAAAACATATACGACTGTATTGGGTGCTTCAAAAACAATTCCAGAAGTGACCGCGTTTTACATATAATCTTATTTTTCCTGCCCTTTATATCTCCTATTTTTGATATCCTCTGACTAGATGTCAGACGTTGGAGAGGTATCCGTAAAAATTACTGCCGATGCGAGTGGCGTTGATCGTGCAATCTCCAATGTTAAAGGGCAGTTCTCGCAATTAAGTAATGATTTAACAGGTATAGCCAAAGGGTTTAACCTGGATAATGTAGCCTCACAGATAGACAAAATCTCTGACAAGTTCAAAGGGCTTGGTTCCACTCTTGCGATATCTGCAGCTCCATTTGAGATCTATGGAGCCCTCGCGGTAAAAGCGTTCTCTGATTTTGAACAGGGGATTGCTAAGATTAATACACTTTTACCGGATGCAACAAAGGCAGAGATGGAAGCAGTAGGAGAACAATTAAAAGCGTTCTCTTCTGAATTTGGGGCTGATATCAACGATGCTATCCAGGCATATTATGATGCTCTTTCTGCCGGAGTGGCTCAAGGCGACGTATTGCCATTTATGGAAACTGCACAGAAGGCCGGTGTTGCTGGTATGTCTGATGTGTCGGTTGCCGTTGATGGATTAACCTCTATTCTCAATTCTTACCAAAAGAAAACCTCTGAAGCTGAAAACGTATCTGATGTCATGTTTAAGACTGTCGAACTCGGTAAAATCGAATTCGAGCAGTTAGCAGCTAATATCGGTAAAGTTGCGCCAACCGCAGCACAGTTTAAGATCGGGTTTGAAGATGTCGGCGCCGCTATCGCGTCCATTACCTCTCAAGGGCTGAAACCAGAACAAACGATGACTGTGCTCACCTCACTCATATCTCAATTGGGTAAGAGTGGTACCGATCTATCTGATAAGTTCAAAGAAATCACCGGGCAATCGTTTCCGGACTTCATAGCATCCGGCGGGACGTTAGCAGATGCAATAGGTAAGATCCGGGATTATTCACAGGATACCGGCACTTCGTTAATGGACATGACTGGGAACCTTGAAGCAGCCAAAGGGCTGGCGATGCTCGGGGGGTCGGCGTTTGAACAGTATGCTGGATTCCTGGATGAGATATCTGATTCAGCCGGCGCAACGGAAACTGCTTACAGTAAGATGTCTGAAACCATGGCATTTGCCATGGATCAACTGAAAGCACAGATGCAAACCACAATGATTGAAGTTGGTGATGCACTTGCTCCAGTTGTCAAAGATTTCACTAAATGGCTTTCAGAGAACTCTGATGAGATCTCTGATTTTGCTATATCTATAGCACAAAATGCGGTGCCTGCAATAGAGGGATTATTTGATATCATGAAAAAGTTGATGGACTTTTTCAATAACCTCCCTGCAGGTACGAAATCATTATTAGCTCAATTATTGGGGGTTGGCGCAGTCGGTGCAGCGATTGGGGGTCCTGCACTATATGGGGCTGGGATTGCATTAGGGCCGGTATCCTCACTGGTTAAACTCCTTGGATCTTTAACCGTTCCGACGACCGTAGCAACAGAAGTGGGAGCCATTGGCACGGCAGCCACTACTGCAGCAGGTAGTGGTGGTGTTGGTGCACTTACAACGGCATTATCTGGATTAGGGGCCCCAGTCGTATTGGGTGCCATTGCAGGTATCGGGCTTGGACTTGCAGCTTATACTACTAACTTCGGAGATTTCCGGGATAATGTCAATTCAGTAATTTCAGAACTCGGGCAGGCTGCACAGAACATCTCATCAGGAGATTACGAATCCGCTGGAAGAGATTGCGCAGAAGCATTCTCTAAAGGGCTTGAAACCGTTGTTGATTTGACATCTGCAACCATATCCGCACTTCCGGGTGCGTTGACGGCTTTAGGTGAGTTTAAATCCGGTATGGAACAAGCCGCACAGGAAGCGGTATCCGGGTTTACTAGTAAAATCACGGGCGATTTACTCACAACTACCAATGAATACCTTAAATCAATTGTATTAACCGGGCCAGAAATAGTTTTCGAGCACGAAAAATGGAAAACAAACCTGGATGGAGCAATATCAGAGATAAAGGGGGCTTTATCGGGTATTGATCTAAATCCTGAAGGTAATGCTGCTGCAAATTCGTTTATAGATGGGTTTTTGGCTGCTAATTTCGGGCCTATGTCAAGTGCAGTAAAGGGAGCACTTGAGGGAGTTATTGACGGTGTTATTGATTTTGCTGTTGATAGTGTAGCCGGACAGGACCAAAAGAAACGCGAAATCATTAAAGAGAAATTGCCTATAATTGGAGGGTATGTAGACAATACCAAACAATATGAGGAGGAAGTTGGGAGATCGATTTCAACATCTATAGAGCAATTGAAAAAAGAACTGATAGAATCAGGAATCACGCCATACGCAGCAGAACGACAGGCAACCACACAATATTATCAAAACCGGAATCTGCATTCAAGAGACTCGTCGAAAGATGTCACAACCGCAACAGAAACCGGCACAAAGGATGGAATGGTGAATGCAGCCCCGGAGGTTGCACAACAGACTGGAAAGAGTGTTGCTGAAGCATTGGCAAAGGAAAAGGGATGGTATGATAAAGGCCAACTCGATGTTCAAATGGCTGAAAACTTCCTTGCGAAGAACCCTGCATTTGCAGAGCAATATTCAGCCAAATTAAAAGAATCGTCAGAATCGATTCAGGACTTAAAGAACGAAATACAGGCAAACCAGCGTGAATTAAACGCACAAACATCACAGATAAAAGATAACGCAGGAACCACAACAAAACTGGATGCAGAGCAATTAAAGTTAATAGATTCTGTTAATTCCACATCAAACGGGATATTCCAGTTTTCTGAACCGGTAAAAATAGCGGGTGATTCAACCGGAAAACTCGCTGACGGGTCTGATAAGGCCACTGGAGCATTACAGACGTTTGCGGATACCCTCGGTTCTCTGGATATTAAATCCATAATCCAGTCATGGCTAGGTGAAGGGGAATTAGGCCAGGCTGCACAGAATAAAGCAAACGACTTAAGTCAGTTGTATGGGAAGGACGTTTCAAAACAACTGACAACCGGTCTTGCAACTACTATATCAAAAGAATTGCCGAAATGGGTGAACTGGCAGAAAGAAGATAAAGGACAGTCGTTTGAAGATGTCAGCAAAAATAAATCAGACCTTTGGTACGAGTTCGCGAATGCAGTTTTAAAATCGAGTTATGCTGGATACCGGGATTTAGGAACCCGTGATTGGACATTCAGACAGGATGTGGATTCAAAACTGAATCCTGACACCCTGAAGATGACTGATGAACTCTTCAGAAAAGCCATTGATACGTATGTCAAGCCGTTCTACGATGGAACTTTAAAGGCAGAACCAGGTAAAGATTGGCTTGGTAATTCCGATGTTCAGAATAATTCAAAGTATTATTCAAACGACTGGAAATTCGTAAATGAGGGAATGAAGGAAACTGGCACCGAAGCCAAAACCACCACTCCACAAATCAATACCCTGAATTCAGCACTTGAGAAAATCGGTTTAACCGGGTCAGGTCTGACAGACGTATTATCCAACGTGGATCAGGCATTATCCGATCATCGTGCATCTATCCTCGAATCTGAAGATTACTTATCAAAATACAACCAGGCAGCAGGTGAGAATACCAAATATACGCAGGACCAAGAACGGCAAACATACTCTTTAATGAACTCGCTCGGAATGCTCGGAACTGCACAGGATATGTACAACAATTACATGTCAGACGGGATACTGGATGCAACCGAAGCATCACACGTCCAGCAGGCACTTGCATCAGCAACGAAGATGATGGGTGATGCAGGCATCACCGCTGAAGGAGGGATATCCGGGCTCCCCGGAGCATTACAGGCACTTGCATCAGCAGCACAGGCGGCCATGAGTCAAATACAGGCTGCTATCAGTCAGGCTCAATCGGCAGCAAGTGCGGCTGCGTCCGGGTGGAAAATGCAGACATCGCCGACAAAATATCCAACAATGGCGCCAAGTTCATCGACCAATTTCAACATAAACATGAGTAATAACACGTTCCCAACCGGGACAAAGCCGAGTGATGTTATGAGAGATATTAATGGAATGCTGAGGATTACCGCATGAACGCAGAGATTAAAACGCGGATTTTAGGTGAAGCGATTACCATCGCGGATGAATTGCTCGAATCTTCAAACCTGGATGAACAAACCAGAAACAGACTTGAGAATTGGTTATTCAGCCATATCCCGGTATCTACTATTGAAGGACACGAACCGGAGATAAACCGGGAAATGTTTGAGGAAATGATTCGGGATGCAATCAGGACCGGAGTGGGCAACATCCATATCAGAACCGGATCGAAACAAACCGGAGAGGTTGAAATCCGTGATAAGACTGGTAAGATTAAATTCACCGAAAAATCAGAAATGGAGATAATCGATGGTAACAGCAACTAAAATTGGACTATTGCATAAACTGAAACAGACATACGGACTGACTACCATGCCTGCCAAATGGATTGGGCTTGATGGAGATGCATCAGCGGAATCAGCAGCACAGCAGGCACCAGCGCAGGAACTTACATCCGGGGGGTGTGGAAGAGTTGAAGCGGTTGTGACTGATGTATCAACAAGTTCAGACATTGCATTACAGTTAGAAGCGTCATACGAGTTTTCCGCGTATAACTCTATCAATGCCTATTTCGTTGCATGGAGTTCTTCAGCTGGAAACAACATGACTGCACGGCATAAACTATCATCTACGCAGAATGTAGGGCCGGAAGATACGATGACAATCAAGTTTACTGACCACGAGGTCGCAGCCTGATGACGCTCGCATCAGTCATGTATCCGCTCAAGAACGGATCTCCAAAGGCCCTGACTACGGCAGACATTACCGACACCGACACGCAGTTATACATATCTGACCTGTCAGTTCTTCCGGCTGCACCGAATTTGTTGGTGATATATACTTCGCCAACCGTATGGGAACGGTGTAAATACACGCTGAAACAGTCAGCATCAGGAGCAGGATACGTAAATATACTCCGCTCTGGGGATGAGTGGGGGAGTTCTACCGGTTCTGCACAATCATTCGCGACCGGTGCGAAGGTTTCTCGGAACGTATTCAAGCCAGACTTTGACGCCATTCAGGCGAATGTCACCGATAATGAAACCAGGGTATCAACACTAGAAGGTAGTGTATCAACACTAGAAGGGAGTGTATCAACACTAGAAGGGAGTGTATCGACATTAGAGAGTAAAATGGACCCGATAGTGGCATCTCTTGTTTTTGGGTGAAATAAAAATGACTGCATCAATCATTGATCCGGCAATCGTTCAGATTGCATCGGCTAACACAGAACAGGACCTGATAAACAACTCTGGGGAAACCAGAGAATTGAGTCTGTTAATCCATATAACGAATAATGGCTCTTCATCCGCAAATGTTCAATTGTGGATTACGAATTCGAGTAATACAAAACTATTCCCCGTATTGCCTGAAACCAGCATTGGAGCGAAGGCAGGCGTGTCAAACGGCACGAAACTGGTATTGAAAGCAGGGAACAAGATCCGGATAACCGCATCAAGCACAGATGTATATGCAATGATCTGTCCGGTATCGGGGTTATAAT